CATGGGTTCCACAAACTGTTACTGAAATGTATGCATTTTGTGAAATTTTATTACTGTTCAAAGCATTTTCAATAGGATGATTATCGGTTGGATCATCTTTTAAGAAGATGTCTTTTTTAATTTTGAGACACAATTTCTTATTGTGTATTTTTGAAAAGTCAATACCAGATGTATCAAATGCTTTTTCAGCCAATTTAATGATGTAAAAATCGTTTGAATCAATTTGTTTAAGACCAAAATTCTCGTTGTTATCCATAAGTAACAAACTAGATTTAATAAAACCAGTTCTATCGCTACCTAGAATCAATTCAGCTGAATCTATAAAGTTTGAAAAATATCCGAATGTATCGTACACTATGCTTGGTGTTATATGATTTTTAATTTCTGTAATGTCACTAAATCCATTGGTAGTGTACGCGGGTAAATCGTGACTGTATCCAAGATCCGAACTTGTACCCGAAGATTTACTTATGGTTCTGTTATTAACATGGGGTAATCTTAACGAAAATAATATATGACTTACGTTTATATTAATGTCATCTAGATTCACAACTGCTTCAAAAAGATCTCCGGATACATTTGCTACATCCGTTATTTTATTAATAGCTTGTTGAGCAAAATGAGATGTGTGTACTAAATGTGTAATCAAATTTTTAGATATGTAATTTTTTTCGGTTTCGGTTATTGAATGATTTACGGTTTTAATAAAAGATTTAAAATAATTTGAATCTAGATAATTCACAGATTTTGTACCACCTGATAAAATTTGAACAGATCTTTGTGATAATGAGGGATTTAAATCGTTATAATGAACTTTTAATTTGAGATTGTTAGTTAAAGCACCTTGACGTATCAAGGCATTATTCATTTCTAAACCTCTTCCGATAAACGGAATAGAACAAGATGCTTGAATATAAACTACATCACCAGATTTACATTCTCTGTGATAAACATTGTCAAGTTTGTCTTCTAGATGAAAATTAGGTCCGGAAATATTACTTCCTTTACCGAGTTCCGTTAAATTCCGAATGTATATGTCATCAGAAGTGAGAGTCTGAATAGTAAAATGACCGAAATAAATTTCAATTTTGTGTATCAACGCTAAAATTATATCATTTGAAACAAATACACCGAAATCAGCTGGGGTACCAGGTGCTTTAAATCTAAATTCTACACAGAATGAAAGCTCTGACAATGCACTTGATTCCGCGTTGATACTGAATATGTCATAATTAGAACTATTTGGAAAAGTCTTTAAAGTACCTGGTATAATCGTTTCACCTGTTCCAGAAATGTACATTTTTTTACAATTAGAGAGTAAATTAGAACTTATGTTTTCGCGAGATGTGTATTCGTTTGATCTACAAACAGACTGTGACCCCGTCGAATCAAAAGTTTTAATGGATACATTATCTATTCCCATGAAATGTTTAATATATCTATTGTATTTTTTTTTAAAGATTTAAACAAATGTATTTACAAGAAAGACATGGAGCCCCCAACTACAGACTGTACCTTTGTACCACATGCCGTTACTGTGATAATAGCATTCTGTTGGAATGTCAAAGTGGACAATGGATTAGGCGTGACGCCTGTGTTTTTAAATATACTATTATTAAGTTTAATGAGTAATTTCTTATTATTACACTTTGAGAATGCAACGCCAGCCGTGTCAAAGGCCTTCTCTGCTAAAGTTATGATATAATGCGCGGAGTTGTCGCTATTAACTAAATTGAAATTCTCACATGCGTCAATTTTAGCAGACACGCCACTTATAAATCCAGTTCTGTCACTACCCACTACAAGCTCCATAGAATCTATAGCATCTGGCATATAACCAAAAAGAGCCTCAGGAGCGCCTTCCGCGGCGGCCTTATGAAATGTCTGTGAGTTAATAACAGAAAAAGGAGTAGGAAGTTCATTGTTGAGCGTTTTTGACAAATCGACTATGCTTGGTGCGTTCGTAACACCACTATGTAAAGAAAGTCTTCTATCTTTTACGTGTGGTAATTTTACGCCGACTAGTAAATGACTAACGTTAAAAGAAATATTTTCTAAATCTACTTCAATATCAGTAACGTCAGCAGTATGAGAAGAAATCACTGTATTCTTATCTATTTCTTTGGTAATACTCGATGAAGTATTTACTACCCTATGAACTATATTCTTGGAAATGAAACTTTTCTCAGTTTCTGTTATTATATGCGTTCTCACTTTAATGTGACTTTTGAAATATGATGTATCTAAGAAATTAGATGTCTCACCTGCAAAAACTCCCTGCATGACCTCCGCGCCGTCGCCGCCCGAAAGAATTTGGAAGTGTGATTCTTGTACTTTATTATTACTTTTGTAAATTTCATTATAATAAACCTTTACAGTTAAGGCATTGGTCAAGGCTCCTGCTTGTAGTAAAGAACGAGCAACATCATTGCTTCTACCTATAAAGGGTATAGAACAGGCGGCTTGAATCTTTAAAGTGTCGCTGCTGCCGGCGCCATGGTATTTCCATACGTTTTCGTAACCTTTTGGTTCTTGTTGGTTGAGCTCAAGATCACGGCGCGGGGTTGCAATAGGGGCGCTGAATGAAAATGGTTTACCAAGTTCTGTTAAATTTCTAATATAAATGTCATCGCTTGTTAAAGTCTGCGCAGTTAAACTACCTAATTTAATTTCAACTTTATCGATTAATGCAAGCACGATATCTTTTGCTACGTTAGCGTTCCACGCTCCATGAACCCCTTGCGTAAACCTTTTAAGTTTGAATTCTACATTAAAAGTTATATCAGAAATAGCGTCAGTATCAGAATTAACATAAAATGTATCTACATCTTTAAGTTTAGGAAATTGTCTTAAACTACCAGGAATAACAGTTTCACCTGTTCCAGACATGTACTTTTTTTGGCATTTAGAAATGAAAGAAGACTTTACTTCTTCATCTCCTTTGTATTCATTTGTTCTACACAAAGATTGTGAACCAGTTGAATCAAAAGTTTTAACGGCTACGTTACTAATACCCATATTTATTATATTTAATTTATTTTTTTTTAAGATTTAAATCGTAAATTGTAATTCGTTTTCATTTAGATTTTAAAATAAATACAAAATGTAAATAATAATGTCAAATTTTGAATGTTCTGTAAAAGATTTAATGGCACATTCTACACGGGATACAATTACTCCTGAAATACCTCATACGTCTGAACACATAAATACTAATGTAGATTTTAATAGAGAACCTGAAAACACACAGAGAATTGAAAGTAATCAAAATGTAAATTTATCACTGTATCAAATATTATACACCGATAAAAACATCAAAATGGTACTATTTATAACCCTTGTTTATCTAACGTTGAATTCTGAACAAATGTTCACTTTTTTATCTAATAACGCTCCTTTTTTAATTACTGAAGGCTTGCCAGGCTTTCTCGGAAAAGCCGCTATCGGACTTATGCTAGGTATTATAATTATAATTTTCAACGCTTTCTTCTTGTTGTAGTTTTAGTTTTGCCAGGTCCTACCAGATCTTTTTTATTTGACAGATTGTCACTTATTTTGTCCATCATTAACGATACTAAACTCACGTCTTTTTCCGAAATTGTTTTATCTTGTTTTACACCCCATTTTAAAGAAGACATTAAATCGTGCGTCAATGGAACTCTTTTACTCTCAAAGTTTTTACAATTAATCACGTTTCCATTATCGTCAGGTTCTCCATCATTTTCAGACATGCACATCTGACAAATTCCAGCGGGGGTTAATTTAAAATAAATGTGATTATTTGTATGATATCCACACTTATTCTGACAATACTTGGATTTTGTATTTATGAGATATAAAGTATCGTACTTTTGAGATTTTAAAATGCCACGAATGTCTTCTACACGGTATCCGTTTACATGATTTTTAAAAAACCGTATAATACTATTCTTATGAGAATTTTCATTTGATAACATTGTAAACTTACCAGATTTTTCTGAATCAAAGGCTTCCTCGGTTTCTTCGTATTCTGGTAGATTGTAAAATTTGGTAATGTCAGTTGTATCAGTTCTAATGCTAGTGTCTTGAATTACTTTCAACAAATTGCATTTGTAAATATTGTTATGTGCTTCTGATAGTTTATTGCCGATGTATGTTGTATAATAATTATAAACACGGTTCTCATAAGTGTATTTTCCATCTGAGTACGTACATTTATCAGAACCTACAAGTCTGAGACCATTTTTGTCGTATACACATTTGTCTATTATTTTATCCCAAGAATCAAATAACGTTTCTGGTTTACCGTGAATAGTGTTAATAGAAATAAGTATATTTTCTCTTATTCTAAGAGCGACATTTTTATCTACGTTTATGTCAGGGCAATTAAAGTGATATCCTTGTTTGATAAATACCTTTTCGCCTTTTTTGATTTCTTTTAGATTGTCAGCCTTAGTTATAATACACTTTAAATTCGGGTCATTGTAAATATTACAAATCACATTCATTACAGATACCGCGTAAATATTTATGTCTATAACATCTGTAGAAAGAATATCAAAATCTATGAAAAATTTAAACACGTTTGTTTTCTTTTCAACTATACAGTTTTTAAACCCGATGTATTTAACGTACAATTCTTGAAACAAGATGTAATCGGTTGTAAGATCAAGTTTCCCACCGTCTAGCATATAATGTGTTACATTTCTACTACTAGCGTTCTTAACAATTTTACCAGTGGAGAATAACCAGATTCTTAGTGGATTTTTATCCATTTAAAATATTATACATTATATTTTTATATTTATTTATTAAGGTTTAAACTTAATTGTAATATCACAATTATTAGTATATATTCCTTTCACAGCACTTGGAGATAACACACAACGTTTTCCTTTTTTCTTAGCAGTTATGGTTGCCATCATATCACTATCTATAAGCTCTACATTAGATAATGCGTATTCCATTACTTTATTTTCTATAAACCATCTAAAAAAATTTAATTGACCTACGGTTGTGACGATATCTTTTTTTGAAACATTTTCTTCTATTGTATAAGTTCTCCATTTAAGTGTATATGGATCTATAATAAGTCTTTTTTGTCTACAAAATGGATCAAAAAATTTCTTCGAATATGCTTTTAATTGGTTTTTATAATCAATGTATATGTTAAAATAAATAGTATCAGACTTACATTTTAAAGGGTAAGTGATATTATATTTTTTTGAATAATTGGTTACTAACCAATCTAAGAGTCTTAAAGAAAGGGGTGTTTTTTGATCGATTATATCGTTTAATAAATCTATTTTGTTTTTATAAAAAGTTATTAAAAAGTTAATAAGGGTTATCTCTTTACCATTAAAAGACATTCACCGTATTGTAAATTTAATGTTGTTTATCTTTAAATAAATTTAAAGACAGTATTGTATTTACATATAAGTATGACAACTGAGATAATTAACGAAAACTTCAAGCGGCAGATTATTTTTCTATTAAATAATCATTGGACTGGAAAACACGACATGTATTTCCCACTTCAAAATGCTACAAATATAGAAAGGAAACACATTTATAAACTTTTTAATTACAAATACATATTCTACACTAAAGATACTGTAAATACAAAAAGAGCGGTGCTTTTTCTATTCAAAAATTCTTGTGGAGAGAATAATGCCGTGATAGTTTTCAAAGATCTAAGTATATACCAGATACAACTATATACATTAGAGGAATACTTTGATGGTAGTATTTTTGAAATTTCTTACACAGACAAAATTATTACAGTTTACGATGCTTTTATGGTTTCAGGAAATAAAACAAATTATCAACCATTTGATGAACGCATTTCAGATGTAGAAATTATGACATCTAATTCAACTATTAAAGATTTCACAATTAAAATGCTGTCTTATTCTGAAGACATACATTGTTTTAAAAATTTGTCAGAGGACGAAGAACTTTTTATGCTACCAGCGAAACTTCCTATTTTAACTGGTGTTAATTTTTCATTTTTCAAATGGAAACCCGCAGAAAAAATAACGTTTTGTCTACAAACTCTAGAAGAAAATGAAAACGATTTAATTTTAATGTCGTCTAATTTCAAGAAACTTATCAAATTTGCTAAAATACATAGTGATTCTTCAGATGGAAATGAGTATATTAAATCTATTAAAAACCTTGAAAATTACAGTGATAATTGTATAATCGAAATTAACATTGAATTTCCCGAGGGAAAGATAACAATCAAAAGAGTAAACACGGATAAAATTTACCCAACGAGTATTAGGCTAATTGAAAAAGTTTTATTCATTAAACATGAAAATATCAAATTTGAAGAGTTGGGTATGTAAACTGAAAAATTTTAAGGATATAA